ATCGTGTATGCCAAGGTTACTGGGGTTCCGGTTACGTCCTCAATAACAGTAGCGTTACCCCAGTTGTCGACCAGAGACATATCCAACGTAGTGTCTGTATCTGGGTATAGCCAGATAACACCCGCCGCTGTTCCCGCTTCGAAGCTTCCACTCCATAGCTCGTAGCCTGCGACTAGGGCCGAGAAGGTACCCGTTGCTGCAGTGTTATCGACCTCGACAAGGTTTCCTATAATAGGCTCTGATACACCGCTCTCGAACCTACCCCCGAAGAAGTCGCGTGCTGCGTACACTGCATCCTGAAACTGAAAGACACCGGAGATCCCGCTAACCCCAAGAGGGTCAGGCACGAAGGCATCCCATGTGCTTGAGAGTTCCCTCTGTGTAGTGGTGAGGGCACCTAAGAACCTATCGCTTGTATATTCGTCCCAGCCTATGCCTAGCTGAGACTGGTGGACAAATACATCCCCACCACCGGAGTACGCAAAGCTTGCGCCGGTGCTGGTACTAAAATTCGTTGCCCTGCGTGGGCTGATACCCGACACCTTATCGATGGTTATGTATAATTTGGGCATCCAGTAGTCATCTATCAGCTCAAACCCCTCTTCAACGTGGTAGATTCTACCCGTACCGCCGATGGTGAGGCCATCGTACAGGTACCAATAGAGGAGTGAGCCCTGAACAAGAACTCCCGTCTGAGCGACGTATATGCCGTCTAAGGAGGCATGCCAGAAATTGGTTAATCCTTCATTCAGCGTAGGCCCGACGATAGTGAGTCCTTGGGACTCTTCATAGGCACCGTCTACTACCTCGAAATTCCTACAAGCCGTTAATGATCCTACCGGGGCCTGTACCCTCGAAGGATTCAGGAATAGACCTGTATCCATAGGCACATATAGGGGGTGCAGACCGTTAAAGGAACCTTCTGGGATTCTCGCCATTACCTAAAGCTCCGATCATACCCCGATAAGCCGGTCAAGACCCCTGCGGGTATATAGACCGGGGGTGCTTGTTTCTCTGTTAGTCTCTTGTGTTGTGCGAGGAACTTCGACTGGACTTCCTTGACACCTTCTTCGTTCTCGTGATGCGCGTAATATCTAAGAGCAGCATCGTATACCAGAAGATTGTGAAAACGGCTAGGAAGAAGTACGCTACCACTCGTGATAGTCGTTCCCGGCTCGTCACTATCCGCGGAAAGTTCGTCAATGTCCCATACTCCATCAAATCTAAGTGTGTAAGCTTGGTCAGGAACTGGCCAGACTTGGATTACTCCATCTGGCCGTTCCACTATGTGAGAGGGACGGCTCTCTGCTGATGCTACCGTGTCCTTATTGAGTCGCCAGTCCTCGTACCGCATGGTAACAAGGGAGGTTTCGTCAGTTTTGGCTACAGTATACAGAGAGACCGTCCTGTAGTTGATCGTCTCAAGCCCGGTGGGCATGGCGTACTGATCTGTGGATTGCGTGATGGCCAACGTCTGGTCAAGCCTCTGCCTGAACCACCAGTTCACTGACTCCTCCTGCAATTCTCTCCACGAGTCCTGCACATACATGACAAAGGTTGCCGTGATGTCCACTGCTCCTACCAATGTAGTAGGAAGGGAGCTCCGAACACCTGCGCGTTCCATTGACTTCTGTACGAGCGTGAGAAAATCCATCGTTGCTTCCTTATCTGTTGTCTACAAGAATGCTGTAAGGGTGTTTGTGCTGATCATTAGATTCCAGCATCTCTCGCCCATTATCCCCTCGCTTGACGTAGTACTTACGCTCAACTGCATCCTCGAGGCAAGGAATCCACTTGCCGTCCATCACCACATCCATGTTAACTGGAATAGATGCCATCTGGAAGTTGAGACCCACTACTACGGGACGATTATTAGGATTATGATCTCCGGGCGATACCCGTACCTTTACGAATCCTTGTGGTACGTCGATCGGTGTGTTCATCCTTACTGCTTTCATCTCTATGTTGCCCTTAAACTTCCGGGCGGCACTCATGATTGAATCAATAAGTTCTTCTTTGTGAGTCTGCTCTGAGTTAAGAGATAAGCTGTACGAAACTCGGCCAAACTGCACCAGTTCGTTCTTGTTCATCTTACTGAGCGTGTCACGCGAAATGATATCCCCTACTTCGGGACTGGCCTTGTCTAAAGTCGCCATCTTCGTTCTCCGTGTGATTAAAAGAAAGGGTCAAGCCCCCCGAAGGGGGCTATCGCCATATTTACTTACTATTACGTAGTAACTGCTACATTAACGCTAGAACGATCAGCAATCAGGACGCATACTTTGATGCCTCCAGCAACAGCAGTCGCGGCAGCGCCAGTAACGGTCAGTTTGAAGTCCCAATCAGCAGCGGGAAGGAACGTAACAACGCCAGTCCCGATACCCGTAGTGAGATTAACAGCAAGACCGCCACCATTCGAGATTATTCCACTATCGAGGAATGCCTGAGGGGCATCGGTAGAACCGTCGTCCCAACCACAATCGATCTCAAGTGCGGGAGTACCACTATCCAGATCATCGAACTCAATCCAGCCACTAAGAATAACGGTGTCTGAGTTGAACCGATCCAGATAGATGATGTCGTTGACGAGCAGCTGGTCAGCTGTGAACTCAACGTCGTATGTCTGCAAGCGCACGTTAGTGCTTCCACCGCGAACTTCAGCGACTCCGCTAAGAGAACCGGGCTTTGCATTTGGATGATAAAAATTACCCATTTTATATTCTCCTATTAAAGATCAGTAACGCCAACTTCGATGCGTTGCACCCAAGCTTCGTTAAGAATCAAGGCGGCGAAGTACATCTTCCAACCAACATAACCGCGCTGGCCGAGGATGTCGCTCTTGTCAATCCGGTCAGGATTAACAACACGGGGGCTCATAGATCCGGCACCCTTCAGGGGGACGGTTGCATATGAGTTCTTGGAAACGATCACGATGGGGTAAACGTCGACCGCACCAGCGGTCTGAACGCAACCATTGGCTGTTGGACTACCTGCGCTCGTAAAGGGCTCAAGTACTGGCGACAGAACTACGCGAAGCTGTTCGATTTTGCCCAGTTCTGAGTCACACAGCACGGAGTACGTGCCATAGCGCTCTGCGGGGGTAAAGCCGTTCAGATCACGGAAGTCCTGCTCCGTGTCAGTGTGCGCGAAAGCTACAAAGGCCGGAGCCACTGCTTCCGTTGCATACTTCGGAGAAGCGGACAACATAGTCGTGACGGTCTTAGCCCGTTGGCTCTTCAAACTACGAGTTGCCGAACGGATAAGGTTCAAGGTGATGACGTCATTGACTACTGCCCGAGACGTGGTTGAAGTACCAGAATAGGCTACGTTCGTACCAGCTTTCAGAGCGCCCCAAAGGATCAATTCCTTGGTTTCGGCAGCCTGTTCGCCAGCGAGCATAGCGGCATCTTTCAACACCGGATCTTCGTTCATGTCATAGACTTTATCGGTGATTTCGATAACGTCACCATACTGACCCATCGTTACAGATACGTCTTCATACTGCATCTGTTTCGGAATGGGAGTAACACCCTCAACCAATTGGGTGGTGGATACTGCATAAGGGATTGGACGACGGAACTTCATATTATCCGCAGTATTCTTCGGAAGAGGCTTGGTCTGCGCGAACTTCTCCAAAACAAGGATCGGCTCGGCATGTTCAAGCATTACGATTTCTGCGTAAGCTGCCGTACGTTGGCTGATATCCCCATACTTTGTTGTTGCCATGTTATATTTTCCTAGAGTAAGGGTTTATTATTTACCGCTTCTCTGTCTAAGTATAGCATCAAAATGGGCTTGGTAGTCATCCCCACCACCACCGAGATCTATTTCGGCGGAGCGTGATTTGACTCCTGTTCCCTTCAATGCACTCTTACGTCGAGCGGCTACCTGATCAGCCGACTGACGCGAAGAAGATTTAGTATCATCGGCGGCACGTTCGCTTTTGCCTAGCTGTGCACCTACATTCCCATCCATATACCTAGCGAAGTCTTCTAATACCTTGGAGGCATCCTCGACCGCTTCCGCTTTCCTTGCGAAATCTATGTATCCGGGTGTTTGGCTAGCTACCCATTCACGAAACGCACGGCTTCCTAACACGTCATCCATTTCGACGCCGGTCTGTGCCGTGTTGAAGATATAGTTTGCTTTCTCTCGAAGCGCTACCTTGCGCTGTTCGATTTGCTGCGCTAACTGCGCCTGCTGGAGCGGACGAACCGTCCCAAGCAATTGCTCACGTTCCTTCGCAAACCGTCGCTCGAACATCTTCTCGACATTCTTCGCTACGGTTGGAAATTCTTCCATGAATGCAGCAAGTTCTTCATCATCCATATCTTCGAGTGGTTTACCATCTACTACGGCCTGTTTGGCGGCAGCACTTGGGCGCGTACGATTCTCTGCTTCCTGCTGAGCGGATACGCTATCGAGTCGGCGCTGTAAAGCTGCAACTCTTCCTTTATCGGATTTAACGCTGTGTACCAAAGCCTCTGCTCGTTCAAGGAAGACAGGATCTAGCTCTTGCACCCAGTTATATGGGTCATCCTGCTTCTCTGCGTCTGCGGAGGTGCCCTTACTAGAGGCTTGCGCGTCTACTTTAGGGTCTTCGTCGTCGGGTGTATGGGACTCTTCTGTCTCCGGGGGGCTAGTTTCCCCATCGTCATCGTCGTCATCATTTGCCGATACATCTTCTTCCTCGTCATCGTCGAACCAACTATCGATCAGTTCATCTTCGATTACGGGGACATGTGTTTCTGCTTGTTCTTCTTTATCTACCATTGTATTCCTCCAGTGGCAAGGCTACTGCGTCGCCGGTTGTATTACGTCCAGCAGCAGAACTCTAAGATCCTCTGCCGCCTGTACTCTCCCTCTGTATTCGTAGAGCTGCTCGACACTAAGATCCCTAGCCCGGATGAGCTGTCTGGTCTGCTTCGATGCGTACTCTACGAACTGTTCTTCCATTTGATCTCTGATGGTTTGTAGATCCATTAGATGCCCGATCCATATTCTTCTTTCACTTCTATCTCCCTTTCCATTTTCTTGAAGTCAATGTCCTTCAGCTCTAGATTCATCTGGTGCTCCATGTCCTTCATCTGGAGATCCTTCTGGAGCTGAATAATGGACACCTCTTTAGCCGACGCCAGCTTAGCCAGCTCGATCTGGTAGTTCAGGGATGCTTGGTTCTGCTTGGCCTGCGCCTCAGCGACGAAGCTTTGGTAGCGAGATTGTGCCTCGACTGCCATCTGCTCCTGCTTGGCATTCTTGAACTGTGCATCTGCCTTGGCTACTTCTGCTTGCGTCTGCGCTGTTAGCATAGTCGCCTGTGCCTTGATCATCTCTGGGTTCTGCTCTTGCTGTTGCTGCGCTGCCTGCTGTTGTTCAGCCTTGAGCGCCTCGACTTCTTCGAGCGACCGCAGTACATCCCCAGTGCGGGTGTTGTCGGCAAGAGCCCTGAAGGCTTTGCCCGGATCTACGTGCATCATGAACTCTTCGTTGGATCCAGCCAGACCGATCATTCTCTCGATCTCCTGCGCCCTGATCTGAGCCTCGATGCGCTCCGTAGCGCCACCGATCTCGAGCTCGAAATCTCCCTTGACCGTATCATCTTCTCCGTACTGCATCTCGTGGTGATAGAACCTGTTAACGAGAGGACGGGTGATGTAATCATCCCAGTTCATTGAAGCGGCTTTCTGTATAATGTTTGTAGCTGACATGATCATGGCCAGCCCTGTCGTAGTGTTGTTACCTACGGGTACATCGCCCTGCTGCATCAACGGAGTGGATGACTCCACGTCTGCGAACTGCATGGCCGTATCCATGATACGTGCTATCCCTTCCATCTGGGCAGGAATGTTGACGAACTGCATTGCTTCGCGTACATCAGCACCATACTCGGTCATGAACCAGACCTTGAGGGGCTTGATGCCATAGTCACCATCTCTGGTGGCAGGCTCAATCATTGATTTGTTCAGTACTACCTGTGGGCCGGAGGTCAGAGAAGCATTGTCCAGCAGCATTAGGTATGCGCTATTTACTACACGTTGCGCATCACGCAACAGGTAAGGAACGCCATGCCCGAACACACTATTAGGATCTCTTTCCCATGTGGCTACGCCGTATGGAAGTGTATCCTCACCGTCGATGTGTGACAGCGATAAGCGGATAACAATCTTCTGGCAGTACCATACTTCCCCAGTGAACTCCTTCAAACTATCCTCGAAGTCTTCTTCACTGATCATATCGGCATCGCGCAGAACTCTCTTGTCCAGTTCTCCGTGGTACTCGCGTACCCAGTAGCGGTTCGATACGTTGTTACTGTGCTCCCTGCTGGTTCTCTGTACTATGTCCGGTACGTCGTATGTGTCCGGCTCTTCCTCAAGGAGTTCCTCAATCTGTTCCCGCATGTACGCGGGGTTCTTGGCCAGTTCCCGAAGCTCTTTCTTTGACATCGGGTGCAGCTCGAAAGCATCCTCGATCTCGTTCGGCATACGTGCCGACGGATCAGGGAAGAAGTATAAGGGATCTACTCTCTCTACGGTAGGCTCGGGAGAGAACTGTTCTGACAGTACTTGTATAGGATCTCCCTCTGAGGTAGCAGCACCTTCGTACCTGCGGTACTTCCTGTTCTGGATCGTTGGGCCCTTTATTACCCCCGCTCCCTTGATTACCATGTCCTCGATCGCCAGTCTGGCCTTACTGCCATAATCTGCGTAGATCATACGTGCGCGTAGCTTGCGCTCCATGGCGGGGGTACGATCGATATTAGATTGCTGGATCTCTCCTACTAGTTGCTGTGGCGAGGGTACCTGCTCAGCAGGTACACCCTGCGCAGCGGCCTGCATCTGCATTTCACTATCGGGCTCTTCCTGTGCAAGGGCCTTCTTCTGCTGGACTGTGAGTGGTGCTGGTTTAAGGAAGAAGTTGAAGTCCCCTCCTGTAGGGAACTGAATATCTTTCATCCGGCTGATTGCAATGTTTGCCTTCGGCCGTGTGATATTTACTGCGATAGGATCGGGGCCATTCCTGCGCCCTGATAGGGCGTACTCAATCTTGTCCAGATCTTGGGGATCCCACTCTCCCTCGTACTGTTTCATCGCAAGTTCCCACTCCCGCTCCTTGTCATAACGGGCGGACTTGTAGGTGTGGAACTTACTTGATAAAGAGGCTCCCAGTGCCACGAGCATGATATCGATTGCTTCGCCTTCGTCGCTCTCACGATCTTGGTGCATTAGGTGTTGTTGAAGTGGCATAGTCTACTCTCTTAGAAGTATCGTTTCGGCGCGACTCCAGACACAATGTCCGGTCGTATCGGCTTAGCTATCTTTAGCCCTGTCTTGACGTAGTACCTGATGGCGTCCATGTAGTGATCGTTCTCTTTGACTATTCTTCCTAGGCCATCCCGCCTGTAGAGGCGGTACTCATCGAATATGTCCGTGAGGTGTCGCGCTATCTTCAGGCGGCCTGTGGCCAACCTCCCGTAAACCTCAGCAATCCCCGCTTCCTTGGCATTATCTGCCGGTACTAAATGCAGTCCCTCTTTTCTGTAGAGCTGGAGGAGCTGGTTTCCGTCTGTTTGACTTCGGCTGTTGGCAGCGGGGTCAACGGTTCCGGGGAGTATGAGCCCGGTTGGATACCTCTTGCGTATAGCAGAAGCATGTACTTCAGGTTCTGCTTGTCCTCGTTTGTATCCATCGTAAATGTAGGCAATGTCTTGGTCTGCATCGTACGCTCCGAAAACTACCGCCGTTGCGTTCCAGCCCACATCCATTCCATAGGAACGACGGAACCATGTAGGCATCTCCATGATATCGTTCATGATATCTTCTTCTGGGATCGGATATACTGCACCTGACCCTAGACTAGGTATGCCCTTCGAGCGGCTTTGGCGTAAATGGGGAGGAGTGCCTGCTAGCATCTCCTCCTTCGATTCCTCTGTCAGGTGAGGGACATCGTCCCAACCTGCCATAACTACCATCTTGGCCATTAGATTATCATCTCTGGGTTGACGGATTGCCTAAAGGCATCCTTCATGAAATCCTGAATGAACATCGTCATACCAGACAGCGGGGTAAACGTAACAAACACTACTCCGTCTGTTGTCATCGTTCTGAGCAAGCACTCGTTGTATACATCTGAAGGACACTCCTCGTCTAGCCAGATCCAGTCTTTGCCCGTACCCTGAAACGAACGTCTTCCTTGGTCGTATGATTTGAACCCTACGATACTATCTTCCCCCGAGATGTGCTGGACACGAACCGTGTCGAACGCGTCGGGGATACCTGCTCTGCGGCGTACCTGCTTTATCAGGCGACCGGGAACCATTCCGGTTCCTAGAGCTCCCGATGGATAACCAAACAGAACGTCCTGTAAGATATCTCTGGTGGTCTGCCCGGTATCCCCGGAACACCACCCATCGGTCGGGCGATCAAATCTCTTTCCTTCCCACCAGTCAGGATACTCCCCTGTTGCGTGGCACGTAACCTCAAACGCTCCGGCGATTGATTTGCCTACGCGGTTGGCAGCCATGAATAGCCGCTCCCTGTAATCCTTGCCTCCCGCAAAGAACTGCATGTGCTTAAGGTACTTGTCGTGTGAGAACGGGCCCTCTGGAAGGAAATACTTAAATAAGTGTCCCCCCTCGTTCGTCCTCTTAATCTGTTCCTCCAATGCTGCGGCTAGTTCCGCTAGATCACCGTAGGACATCGTAGTCTTGCTGCTCATACTCTTCCTCTTAGTATGGTGGTAGGCCGAGGGGTCAGGAGGGAGGTACCACTTTCGTGGCTAAACCCCCCGGCGTACCTTTAAAGCGTAACCTTGTCTATACCCGATATATCCAGCTGCTTCATCAGCTGCTTGATCTTTCTGGTCAAGCTATCACTATCTGCGTTGGAGAAGTCCAGCTGTGTCATCGAGGTCTCTGTCTTGTCAGACCACGCGAAGTTGTTGGCCATCATGGTCTTGTACAGGTTGGTATTGAATTTGGGATTATAGAGATTTTTTCTGCCTTGTGCTTCCCACCAAGCGTGACGCATCACGCGACCAAGCGCTACGGATTCTCCGAACCCAGTCTCTAGCGGCCCTTGTTCCAAGGTCTGCCATTGGTCGGGGGTTATATCTAAGTAGCGCATGACTTCCCGGTCAGATGCTCCCTGATCATACAAGGCGAACATCTCGACCTTCCAGTCTTCTGGTCTAGCCTCCAGTAGGGCCAGTACTTCTTCCGGTGCTACTGACATCTTACGGCGCAGACAACAGATTGACTACCGCCTGTGAGGCGTTGCGGAAGAAGCTCTCTTTCGAGAAGTCCCACGAGTTGCCCCGCCAGTACGGCTCAAGGTCAAAGGTGTTGTCATCTGCTGTGCAGGCTGCACGCAACCCGTCGAACAGTATACGGAAATCGTGCTCATCGTCAGCGTCGAGCTTACCGGCGACGATCTGATTTAGGATCGCATCAGTGATCAAGGTCGCGTTGCCTAAGGCTGCAGAAGCCTCTGCCGCTTCGAAGGCTTTTGTAATAACCTTCTTAGCATCAACCGAGTACTCTTGGTTTCTGTAAAGTTCTTTGTAATCAACTGCCATTGTAGTATCCTTTGTAGAAGGTTATGTGATAGAACCAGCACAGAGTATAATGCCGCTATCTTCGGGTAGTGTATAGTATAATCGAACAGACATCCAGTAACAACGTATAACGTTCAGGACGGTGTCGGTGGCTATCATGCGCATACTTCTAGTTCCGTTAGCGAGTTCCCACCACTCAGCGTCAGTAAGCCCCTGCATAAAATAAGTACTGTATGCCTTCTCATATGTAGCCTGTGCACTTGTCAAGGTTATAGCATATGAAGTACCGCCATCAATCTTCATGTAGCAAGATACTGGGGGGCCATAGATCCCCGCGTACATCGCGCTCAGCCTTGTAGTAACCCCGTAAGGAATGGCATCTACCGGGATTAAATCCCCGAGGGTAGATTTTCTCCACTTCCCATATAAATACTTAGATGTGGGGGTACCACCACTTAACGTTACATAGGCATAGCCAGCAGCGGCTTTTATGGAACTTATATTTGTCCATGATCCCCCGGTGCCTGTCTCCCCGGAAGTGAAGGGGTAACTACCGAACTCGTTATAGATGGTGGCCATTATGAGTTAGCTACCCACTCTGCCCACATAACATCTGTGGTGCCATTATCGATCCAGTACCAAACCAGAGAGGCCCTGTCGTTTGCGGTTGTAGGGGCAGTTCCTTTCGGAAACGTACCGTGCATATTAGTCCCAGCTGTCGTAGTGACTGTCAGGCCAGTACGGGTACTCCCATCTATCAGAACATGGACTATCCCGCCGAGCTTCACGGCGGCTTGCCCCCTCTCGGGCAGCGATAAACTCGGCACGGATAGCGCTATAATTGCGTTGTTCCCCCCGATCGTTACAAAGCTCGCTGGCTCGTCTGCGCAAGTAATCGTAGCAGTTCCCGATGCCGCTACAGTGCCGTGATCCGTCAATAAGACATACGGGTTCGCCCCAAAGGCAGGTACGTCTACGTCTACGATCGTCAATTCTTCTTTTGTCTTGTTCGCCCATCCGGCTCCTGTATACGCTAATAGCTCATCCGTAGCTGGGGAAGCTTCCGTAACATCGGATATATCATCGAGTGCTAGGGTAAGCTCTTGGGTGGGAATTAAGAATACATCCCAGTCATTCACTGCAGTAGATATACATATTGCCATGTGCTGAGCTGGTAGTGTAGCTGAGGCACTCATGGACAGCGCTGTCCCATTAAGTGTAATGGTTTCGCCTGTTTGTGGAGTGATTGTTATACTAGCACCCGCAACGTTTAAGACCTGTATGTCGTTATACGCAGTGGTAGTAACTGCGGCTGCTGCGGGGAGTGTCTTTACGATAGAGCCTCCGCTATCGCATATAATCTTTTCTCCGCGAACTAAGGTTGCAGAGGCGTTGTCCTTCTCCCACCCGCTGGCCTGTAGGGCCTCCGTTGCGCTCTTCACGTTAGCGAAGTTGGTGTTTATGAAACCGCCGCCGTCACGAGCCGTGTCGCCATCTCCTGCGCCGGGGCCGGAACCAACATCAATTACTGTAATGGATACTGTCATGTTATATTCCTTTACGCAGTGATTACTATGTCTTGCACAGGTGCGTACATTGTGATAAGAAGCTCACCAGCGGTCAGGTCTCTGTCTGAACCTAGATCGTAGAAGCCCAAGCAATCCTCGTATGTGGTATCCCAGAAGATGGCCCACCTAGCATTTTTTGGATTACCTGCGTCCTGTGACCACGCTGCAGGGTTCGCCCAGTCGATAGAAATCGTATTGCTAAGCACTGTGGACGTGGGACTAGCACAAACATTTCCGCCAGTTGTATACAATCCTCCCGCCGCTACCTCGTAAGCAGACATGTCTATAGTTCCGCCACTTCCCCATGATGGGTGAGCATCAGTAATTGCTGGATCCCAGCCCCCATTAGCGAGGCTCTTGATCAGAGCGCACTTAATGGTGTGTGGAGTAGTCCCGAAATCTGGTATTCCAAGATTGTCCATCGACCTGTGCCAGTACGATACGTACCATCTAAAATCACCTATTGCCATTGTTATATCCTATTGGAAGTAGAAGTTGGGGGATCTGTACGGCGTGCCGTAGTACGGCCCCGACTGGTAGTGTATATCCAAGAATAACCCGAACACTGTATCGGAGTTATTTGTTCCTCCGTTGGTTACTCTCTTAAGTCTAATGAAGGTAAGACTATCTATCTCTGGTATAGTAAACCCAACGGTATCCTCAGTAATCATGTGCCGCCACGCGGTACCCTGCGCTGCTTCTTCTAGCGCTATGGTTGTATCAGCGGGGAAGTTCGCCGTGTTATGCCCTGCCGCTGTAGATAGCTTTAGTTCCCACTTTACTGTGTTGGTGCTCGTACCGTCCGTAGTCCAGTGGACGTGTACGTA